ACGATTACGGGCAACTGGGTTCAGCTCGGTGCGCCGGTCACGCTCGCCGGAGTGACGACGATCTTCGCCGGGAATGCGCCACTTGAGATCGGCGGCCGGATCAACTCCGACCGCAATCCGTTCGCCGGGCGTGTCTTCGAAGCGCAGGTGCGGAACGGTATCAACGGCGCTGTAGTCGCCTGGCCTCGCTTCATCAATCAGGCGGCCGGGACGACGAACTTCGTCGACAGTGCCACGCGCGCGTGGACCGTGCACGCGAACGCCGAGATCATCGAAGTCTCGCCGGTCGCGGGTTCCGATTGGGGTACGGCCGACACCGGGCAGGAATGGAACCTAGGCACGTCGTCGTCGGGCTTCTCGGCATACGTCGTGAACGGGAACGGGATCATCGCGAGCGACACCCCGGCCGGAACCATCATGGAAATGGAGACCGACCCGGTTCCCGGCAGCGAAGACGCCGAAATCACGTGGTCGGCCGTCTATCCCGATCCGAAGGAACTGCTCGACACAAGTGTCGAATGGGGGATCGGCCTCCGGTCGAGCGGGTTCGGCAACAATGCGTACGAGTCGAATCTTCGTATGCGCCCCGCCGCGAACGGCTACGCTGTCGAGCTGCGGATTAATAAGTTCGTGGCGAACGTCTTCACGGCGCTCGCAACCGTGAACCTAGGCACATGGGAACGCGACGTACCGTGGTTCATCCGATTCCGCGTGCAGGGCTCGCAGTTGTCGGCGCGTGCGTGGGAACAGGGCACGGCCGAGCCTTCGAACTGGTCGATCACGACTTCCGACACGAGCATCGTCGCCGGGGATCGCATCTTCGCGCGCGGCTTCAAGGGTGCGACGCTCGCATACCGGCAGTACTTCGGGCCGATCGAAGCGAATCTCATTCCGCAGAGTGCGGAGGCGACGGCGTCGGTCGTGCCCGTGCAAGAAGGCGTGTGGCTGAAGTCGATCACGTACCCTATGTTCAACCGCGAACTAGAGTGTGTCGACTGGCAGGAACTCGAACGCGACTCGCGTACGGCGTTCTTCGATATCAAGGGACGTCACGAGATTCTCGGGATCGCCGACGTCGGCTCGTCGGCGTCGTTCGACCTCACCTTCATCTCTCGCTCGAAGGCAGAGAACCGGGCGATCGTGGCGCTGCTCACGTACGGTGGGCTCATGCTCTTGCAACCTCCCGGCGACGACGAGGCCGAAGATTGCCCGATCGCGTTCTCAGGTATCCCGGAGGGGTACGTCATGGTCGGCGGTTCCACGCAGTCGCGAACGGTATACGGTAAACCCATCTGGCTATGGACCGTGCAGTTCACTCGGGTCGCGCCGAGCGACGCCGCCGGAATCCTGCCGACCACGATCACGTGGGTTCAGCTATGGGATCTCATCGGGCCGGAAGGCACGTGGGAAACCGTGTGGGAAACGTGGGAAACGTGGCAAGAGCTCTGGCTTACCACGGGTAACCCGCTCACTTTTGGGGGAATCGTAGGATGACTGACAGGACGACGAGCGACCTTGCGGCGCTGCTGACGCCCGCACCTTCGGCGGGTGTGCAGTTCTCGCAGGGGAAAATTCTCACGTGGGACCGGATCAACCTCCGGAACACGGTCGAGTGGCGCGGTATCACGCTAACCGACTTGCCCTTGATCGAAGGACTGAACAATCTCGTTCTGAAGCCCGGCGACATTATCGGGATGCTCGGGTGGGCTCCGCAGAACTCGAAGGGTGTCGGGTCCTGGTGGATTCTCGGCAAGCTGTCGAACCCCGGCGAGTTCATCGCCGACCTCACGTTCTTTCTCGGGCAAGTCCGATTCCGGACGCAGAACGGTCAATACGACCAGGTCTATTTCGGCTCCGACACTGACGGCGACCCGCTGACGATCCTTTACTACGGCGATCCTGGTAGCACGCGAGCGATTCAGATCTTTGACCGCACTGTGCTCGACATGAACTATGCGGACGGTTCGACATCGATCATCACGAGCGGCACCGAAGGCTCGCAGATCATTCAGATCAAGGATCAAGCCGGGAACGATCTCTTCGCGTCGAACGGCGCAACGGGCGGCGTCGGTATGGCGGACCCCTGGATTCCGTACAACATGTTCCCAACGACGAGCGCGGTACAGAGCGGGACCACTTATCTTCCCTCCACGACGAACGCGACCTTTACGGCTATCTGGCGCGGGTTCAATCCGGTGTACCACCCGGTTATCGCGTACGGCGTCAACGTGATCGCCACCGGTTCGCCGGAGTGGCGCATCCGAGTGAACTACGGCATCGGCGACTTCACGGGCGCGAGCGGCACCGGCACGTCAAGCGGAACCTTTCCGATGCCGAACTTCGGTGCCGGGATGACTCCGGGAACGCAAGTCGAGTTTCAGCTAGAGGCTCGCAACACCGGAGGCGGAACGACGCACATCGGCCTTGACCGGCTGTACGGAAGGCAGACTTAAATGGTCACCGCTGCCGACTTCGCCCCGATCGTCTCGGGCTCGCACACCGCGAAGTTCCGCGCGGTCGCGGTCGACGGGTTCCAAACCGGCGTGACCCCGACCGGCGTCGAGCTGCGGATCATCGATGGCGAAGTCGAGCTTGACGCGACGGCCGATATTCGGGGCGCGGGCTCCGTCGTGATCGCTGAAGCATGGCCGCAAGTCCGGAACCTCTCGCTCGCGCCGTACGGTGCTGAAGTGTTCCTAGCTCGCGGCGTGGATCTCGGCGCGTCCGGTGTGCTGTGGGCTCCGCTCGGGTACTACCGCATCAATGAGACGCAGCAGGGCGACGCGGCGAAGGGTCCGCTCGATCTCACGCTCGAAGACCGGATGTCGACCATCATCGATTCAAGGTTCATCGCGCCTCGTCAATGGCTGCAAGGAACGTCGGTCGGCGAGATCGTCGATGAGATCGTGCTCGAAATCTACCCCGACGCCGTGATCATCTTCGACGACGACTCGAATCTATCCGAACTCGGCCGGGCGCTCATCGCCGAAGAGTCCCGGTACGAAGTGCTGCTCACGCTCGCGCGCGGGCTCGGAAAAATCGTCTATTGGGACGGGCAAGGCCGACTCGTCTTTGAGACCATCCCCGACGAAGGCGAACCGATTTGGACCGTCAACGCCGGTCTTAACGGCGTCATGGTCAAGTCGAAGCGCTCGATCTCGCGCGACGGCGTCTACAACGCCGTCGTCGTGCTTGGCGAAGGCGCTGACGAGCTGACCCCCGTGCGCGCTGTGGCCTTCGACGCGCAGGAATCGAGCCCGACCTTCTTCGGCGGTCCGTTCGGCCGCGTGCCGCGTTTCTACTCGTCGCCGTTCATCACGACACAGTCGCAAGCCGAAGGGGCGGCCGTAAACCTGCTGAGGCAGTCCCTAGGCGCTCCGTACGACGTCGGGGTATCTGCGGTACCGAACCCTGCTCTGAAGCCTTACGATGTCATTCGAGTCGTCTACAACGATGGGACTCGTGAGCTGCACGTGGTCGATAAGGTCTCGATCCCGCTCACGGTTGACGCGGCGCTCGACATCTCGACGCGGCAATCGACCATCGTGCATGTGGGAGTGAACTAATGCCAGAGACACAGACATACGGCTTCGAGTACGAGACGCCGCAATCGAAGCCCGGGATCACGCTCACGGGTGATATCGACGGGTCGGCTCCGATTCTCGCCGAGCAGGTCGACGCAGCGCTAGCCGGAGTCGACTCGCGCTTGACCGGCGCGGAAGGCTCGCTTGCGACCCTTGAAGCCGGAGTCGTGCACGATTCGGGGTGGATCGCGATGAGCGTCACGCCCGCAGGCGGATACTCCATCGTCTTGCAGCAGTACCGCCATTGGGGTCCGCTCGTGTCGATCATGATCGACTTGACCCGGACAGGCGGCGCGTTCGCGGCTAACAGTGCGGGCAACGTTACCGACACGACCGTGTGCACGATCAACACGGTCGCAGCGCGGCCGAGCCAACAGACGCACTGTCTGTTCAATGCCACGGTCACCTCCGGCACGATGCGTATCAACACGTCCGGAGTGGTCACGATCGTCGACATGCATTCGAGTTCCACTATCAGCACCGACGACGCCGTGCGCATCGTGCACACGTACTTCGTCTCGACGACGAACTAAGGGGGACCGATGCCGAACACATCGAACTACAACTTCGAATACGAGTCGCCGACGTCGCTTCCCGGAACAACCATCACGGGCGGACCGGGAGGCGGATCGCCGATCCTCGCGGTTCAGGTCGACACGGCGCTAGCGTCGGTTGAGACGAAGACCGACGTCAACACGGCGAACGTCGCAACGAACACGGCCGCCATCGCCGCTAACGGTACGTCGATCACGAATCTTCAGAACTGGACTCGGCGCGGCACGGTGCTCGTCAACTTCACGTCGTCGGGCAGCTTCACGACGGTCGTGAACTTCGGCTTCACGTTCCCCACGGTTCCGGCTGTCGTGACGAACATCGATTCAGGCGCAGGCGTGACAGCGCGGTTCGAGACGCGGGCGATCACGCTGACGACGACGAGCTTCACGCTCTTCGTGTACACGAGCGTTATCGGCGGTACGGCTACGTGGGTTGACATTCCCGTGTCGTGGATCGCGCACTACGACTAGGCGCGATGGTTCGCCACGTGACCCCGCATGACAAGCACGCTTGCGCGTGGTCGTCTGTGAGCGCGAGCAGCGTTCCCGTGCAGATCGGGCAACGCACGCGCTTACGTGCTCTGATCAGCTTCTTCCGCTGCTTCAAGGTGAGTCCGCCCCATGTGCCGTAAGGCTCGGCGTTCGCGATGGCTTCGACCAGACAGGCGCGTCGAACCGGGCATGTACCGCAGATCTGCGCGGCCGTCGCGGTCGGCTCGGTTGCCTTCTCGTCGGAATCCCATGGATCGAAGTACTGATCTGCGAGGTTCCGGCACGAGGCATCGTCCCGCCAACGGCGCGAAGGCTCGCGGCCGAAGCCGCGAGCCCTCGTCTCACCCGGTTGATTCAAGTTGTCCCCTAGAACTTGCTCGCACAGATCGGACCGATACCGGCTTCGATGCTGTCTTCGTTCGTCAGCAGACGGCCGCAGTTGCAGCACGTGCCGGTGACCTTGCCGTATTCCTTCGCCTGGTCGAGCGTCATACGGTGCTCGGGCTTGATCGAGTTCAGCGGGCGCTTCCCGGTGTACTCGAAGCTGCCTTCGATGAGCTGCTTCGTCGCGAGGTGACCGGACTGCGTGTGGTACACCTTGAAGATGTCACCGTTCACGAGGTACATGCCCTCGTCGAGTTCCGGCGTCGAGCTGAACGCCTTGCGGACGGTCGGCATCGCCATGTACTCAGTGATCTTCGCCGACGCCGTAGCCTTCGACAGCTTGTGCTCGTTAACCCATTTGATCGCGTCGAGCGACTTCGCCGGGTCTTCGATCTTCTCGGCGAGCAGCTTGATCAGGAAATTGATCTGCGCTTCGGTGGCGGGGGAGGCGATAGCGAGAGTGTTCATCGTTCGTCCTTTCGTCGTCGGTATATAAAAATAATACACCGACGATTCCGGGTGCCGCAAGCGGGGTCGATAAATTTTTATCGGCCGCTAGACCAGGCGTTTCGCGTTCGGCTTGTTCTCGAAGCGCTGCGCGTACCGCTGCGCGCCGAGCTTCGAGCGGCACGTGCGTTCGTCGATCGGGTCCGTTGCCCAATCGGACGTGACCGGCTGTACCCACAGCGTCGCGTTCGTGCGCGGCGGCGCGATCATGATGAACCGGTACCGCGCGCTCTCGGCGCGGTACGTGTTCATGCTGCTCTCTTGCTTGATCCATTTCAGGCGCATCTTCATTCCTTTCGTCGGTTCTTCGCGGCTTCGAGAACCGATCGGCGGTACCCCCGAGCCTTCTCGCCGTTCCCCATCGCGAACGCGTTCGCCTCCGGCTTCGCGCCGTAGACGCTCATGCGGCGATGCACTTCCACGTCGGTAATGCCGAGCATCTTCGCGAGCTTCGCGGTCGAGACCCCTTGCAGTCCTTCGGACAACCAAAGCGCCGTACCGAGCACGTCTTTCGACAGTGCCGCGATCGACGTCGTCGACTCGCGTCGCCACGCCTTCCGCGCAGGCAATGCCTTGACGTCTTCCTTTTTCATAAAGAGTACGCGCACCGGGTCGGGCGCGCGATCCTCACCCTGCACTCGTACAAGCGCCCATCCGCCTTTTTGCAAGTCTTCCGCGTGCCATCCCTTCGCTGTGGCGTCTTCGCCGAGCACGTTCCGCGCTTCGGTCGGCGACGGGACGGCGAGCGCGATCTGCGTCGTGAGCTGCATCGAAATCGCCGAGTCGAGTCCGGGACCCTTGCCGCTGACGGTCGGTTTCTGCGTCGCCCACCACAGCGGGATCTGCGCCGAGCGAGCACGACGCGCGAGCGAGCGCAGGCCGGACACGCACTCTTCGACCTCCGACATGAGTTCCGCACCCTCGTCGACCACGACCACGATGCGCGGGCGCTTTGCCGTGGGTTCCCACATGTCGAGCGATTCCGTGCGCATGATCGCTTCGCGCTCGCGCATCTCGTCGCCCAACTCGCGCACGAGCTGCTCGATCCCTTCGGGCTCCGACTCGACGCGCGCGCAGTGCGACCAGAGCGCACCTTCGACTTTCAGATCGATGATCACGAGCACGGTGTGTTCGAGCGACAGCGCTTCCGCCATGAGGACCCGAAGCGCGACCGACTTACCGGAACCGGACATTCCGGCGACGAGAATCCGATCGGTCACGTCGACCCGGACGACGCCGCCCGTGTCGGCGTCGAGCCCGAGTCCCTTGCGCTCCGGCGACCACTGCAAGTCGAGATCCCGAGTACGGGTCCGCACGCGCAGCGCGGCGCGGTCGGCCGTACCTCCCGGCTTCACTTGCGTGCGCACCTCGTCGGGAACGGCGAGCAGCGCGCGAAGCTGGTCGGCCGCGCCGTCGAGCTTCCCCGGCGTCCACTGCCCGGCGAGATCGATCGGGATCAGCAGGCCGGACTCGTCGATGATCGGGTGACCCGGAATGACTTCGTGCAGCTTCCGCTCGGCGGCGTGATCGTCCCAAGTCGCGATGCGGTGGATGATCGCCGATTCCTCCGGCGTCGGCTTCGTGCCGGTGGGCGCGTGCCGCATCTTCGCGAATAGGGACGGCCGCGCTTCCGGCTCGTCGTTGTCGGCTGCGGGCGTCTCGTCCGCGTCGTCCTGATCGCGGTGCGCCCACCCGTCCCAAACGAGATAGCCGTAGGCGAGCGGCCACGCGAAGAGCGCGAGCGGATCGCCGTGCACGAGCGCATAGGGCGGGTACACGACGAGCGCGCACGGCAACGCGAGCGCGAGCAGCGAGCGCGCGGTGCGCGTGGTGAGCGCGCGCGCGCGCATGTCGAACTCCGTCATGGTGCGCGGGGGAGCGACGTAGCGCGCGGATGCGCGCTTCGGCCTGCGCGCGCGCGCGCGCGCTTCCCGTTGCAAGTGCGCTTCGAGCGCGCGCGCCTCGCGCGCGCGCATCGTGTCTTCGAGACCTTCCGCGCGCACCCAATCGCGCGAGCGCTCCGCATGGCGGCGCGCGCCCCGCAGGAACAATCCCCACGAGGCGCGCGCCATACGCGCTGCTGCGCGCTCTTCATTCTCTTCGTGCGTCGTCATCACAGCCCCGTAAGGTTCCGGAAGACTTCGATCAGGCCGAACGCCAGCGCGCCGAAAAAGTGGTGCGACACGGAGGCGACGACGCCGCCCGAGCCGTGTACGGCGATCGGAGCCAAGATCAGTGACCACAGCGCCGCCGGGTTGTCCCACGGGTCTGATTTCAGGTCGAACCCGATCACGATCATCGTGACGACCACAGCGATGCTGAAAATGAAGCTGGTCGGCGGGTTGTCAACGCCGACGATCCCGAACACGACGCCCAGCGCGCCGCTGATCCACCCTTGCACCGTGACTGACCAGCTCGAACCGTAGAACATGATCGAGCTGGCACCTGCCATGAACAGCGCAATGACCGAAGGAACCCATTTCTCTCCCGTGGCTTTATCCAGCAGGTACGCCGCTCCGAACAAGATCAGGGCCAAAACGCCCATAGCACCGTTTCCGATAGCGGAATCGATCATTTGGTACTCATTCATACTTTTTCATCCTCTCGTCTTTGATCCGTATCGTATTTAGATTATACATGATCCCGGCACGGCACACCAGGCGGGTACCCCTAGGGGGTGCCCGACCTGCACACACGCTTTTCTCGTGCGCTAGTCCGGCACACCGTGTCGACCGTGTCAAAACGGTGTTTTCCCTGGTCAGATACCCCGAAGGGGTGTGCCGGTGGGCTCCGGCGCTGTGCCGGAGCGGCACACCAGGCAGGCCGGTGTGCCGCTCGCTGTGCCACTAGCTGAGGCCGAGCGCCTTGCGGACCGGGGTCATCCACTTACGGCAGTTCCCGGCCGTCTTCTCGAACGCCTTCGCGAGGTCGTCGCCGTTGGGGATCTCGCCGTTCGTCTTCGCGAACTCGATCGCCCAATCGAGCGCGTGCGACGGTCCGGCGAAGTGCTCGCGGATCGCGCTCACGAGGTCAGTCGCGACCGGCGCGGCCGGAGCGCTCACGGGAGCATCGTCGGCGCGCTCGTCGGTGTCCTCGTGCGCGCTCATCTCGATCGCAGGCGCGGGCGGCGCGCTCACGGGACGCACGGTGCGCGCGCTGTGCGCGCGCTGCGGTGCGCGCTCGTTCCACGGGCTCATGTGCTCGACCTTGACGCGCGCGAGCGCGCTCGCTCCGGCGTAGCGCGCGGCGATGCGCGTTTGAATGCGCGCGCGCACTTCCGGCGTGAGGATGCCGAGCGCGTCGGCGTCCGCCCACGCGCGGTCGAACATGCGCGCATTGAACTTCCGGAGGATGCGCGCGCCTTCGTTGGCGGCGTAGCCGTGGTTCACGATCCGGGTGATGAGCCGTTCGGTCATGACGGCGTTCGCGTCCTGCGACGTCGCCTTGCCGCGCTTCATGCGGTACCAGGTGACGAGCGCCGACTGCTTGTGCTCGCGGCCGAAGGTGATAACCAAGTGCCACGCCACGGCCGCGAGAAGCGGCCAGAGAGCGAAGATCATGCTGCCCGCGCCCCACCAGGACATGACACCCATGAGCGCCGCCATCGACCACACACCGGCCTCGTACTTGTTCCACCCGGTGCCGTGCGTCATGTGCCAGAGCGAGAGCGCGCCGAGAATCGCAAGGAACATTTCGAAGACGACGATCACGCTGATCGCGGCGTCGAGCGATTCGAGTCCTGCGCGCTGAATCATCGTGATCGTGCCGTGCGCGCTCAGGTTCGTCGCGCCAAGCGCGACGAGCGCGACGGCGAGCATGAGCGCGCCACGGATGCGCGCTCGGGTGCGCGCGCCGGATGCGCGCTCTTCGGCCTTGCGCGCCGCGCGCGCTTCCCAGTCGGGGCGCTTGATCTCTGCCCACGCGCGCGCCTTCTCTTGAGCGCGCGCACGCGCGCCGCGCGTGGTCACGAGCAGGATCACGATCAGCATGAGCGCGCCGAGCGCGATCGCGCTCATGAGCGAGCCTTGTTCGGGAGTGATGTTGAGGTTCATCATTTCGTCCTTTCATCTCGTCGTCTCGCGAATACTAGCATAGAACGAAAATGAGCGCGCATCCCGGGGGATGCGCGCTCGTCGAGCGGTGCGCGCTCATGCGCGCTCATCTTGAGTTATCAGTGCCAGAATGCCAGTACGACGCCGATGCGCGCCGCGATGATCGCGGCACCGACAACGGTCGTCCAGAGCTTCGCCACCGGGTACGGCTTGCGGATGTTCGGGAGATCGAGCAGCCACGTGATCCACATGAAGCCGATGATCGAGTACTTCGCGATGAGCGACGCCATGTCGGGCGTGTCCCACCAGATCATGAAGGCGATCGTGAAGATGCCGTTCAGCCACGCGAGGATTGCGACCCCGGTTCGCCGGTCGCCTTCCATCTGCTTCCCGATCAGCGTGAAGCCGAACGCGCCGAGCAGCAGCCACAGCGTCGTGTGCACGATGAGAATAGCAATGTCCATCTTGTCGTCCTTTCGTCATTTCTTGCATGAGAGGCGCGACCGGGAGTCGAACCCGGCTGCGAAGCTTTGCAGGCTTCGACCTTACCGCTCGGACATCACGCCGTGGGGTAGAGCGCGAGCACGCGCCGAAGTCATTAACACGTGCTCGCACCCTCCGTGGAGAAGGACGGATTCGAACCGTCTGCCCCCTGTTTGCAAGACAGGCGCTCTACCAAGTGAGCTACATCCCCGTGGTGCACCGAGAAGGACTCGAACCTTCGATCAGCGGTATGTAAAGCCGCAGCTTTTGCCACTAAGCTACCGGTGCGTAGCGAACCCGGGAATCGAACCCGGTACCACGACCTTATCAGGATCGCGCTCTGACCATTGAGCTAGTCCGCTGTACCCCGCCCGGGAGTCGAACCCGGGACACGCAGAGTTTAGGAAACTCCGGCTCTGTCCGCTGAGCTAGCGAGGTGTGTTGCGTGCCCCGTCTAGGCATCGAACCTAGGACCCGCGTATTAAAAGTACGCTGCTCTGCCACTGAGCTAACGAGGCGCTGTACACCGCGAAGGGCTCGAACCTTCGACCCGCCGATTAAGAGTCGGCTGCTCTACCTACTGAGCTAGCGATGCGCAAAGTTATGAAGTTGTTACGTCTCTCGCCGTGGGATCGAACCACGCCGCCCGGGACTTCACTCCGGTGCTCTGCCAACTGAGCTAGCGAGAGGGAGCCTACGCGAGGATTCGAACCCCGGACCAGCCGATTACGAAACGGCCGCTCTACCCCTGAGCTACGAAGGCGGAACCGGTACCGTGACTCGAACACGGTCTAACTGTTTGGAAGACAGTCGTGCAACCCACACACCCCACCGGCATATTTTGTTGTCTTGCGCGCCCCGAGAAGGAATCGAACCTTCGACACCTAGATCCGTAATCTAGTGCTCTATCCGCTGAGCTACCAGGGCTAGTACTCGTGCCCGGATTCGAACCGGGACTTGCCGGGACTTGAATCCGGTGTCTCTGCCGTTGGACTACACGAGCGCAGTACCCCGGGTCGGATTCGAACCGACAACTCCGTAAGGAACGAGAACCTAAATCTCGCGCGTCAACCTGCTGCGCCACCGGGGCATGTATGAAGTTGGGGTGACCGACCGGGATCGAACCGGCGACAACTTGAGCCACATTCAAGCGCTCTACCTGCTGAGCTACGGTCACAGTCGAGACGAGAGGAATCGAACCTCCGCTATCTTGCTCCCAAAGCAAGCGCCTTACCATTCGGCCACGTCTCGTCGGGCTCGGCCGTCCTGTCAGCGGTCGAGACCTTGCGCCATGTACGGGGATTGAACCCGTTACCCTCCGCTCGACAGGCGGACGCTCTACCAATGAGCTAACACGGCATATTTAGTTGGCGAGAGCGGCGCGACACCACTCCCGCCGTTCTCAAGGCAGCCACAGCCGATCAGGACGCCCGTACTCCGACAGGGACTCGAACCCTGTACCTGAGAGTGAAAATCTCAGATCTTAACCCATAGACGACCGGAGCTTGCGGTTCCGGCTCGCGGTACCCCTTGCAGGGCCTGCGGCCTTTTCAGGTCACGCCGTTCAACGTGACAGAACTCGCGAGACGCGGAACCTAGCTGCTCACCGTGGATTCGAACCACGAACCTTCCGCTCCAGAAGCGGCCGTTCTGCCGTTGAACTAGCGAGCATCGATGTTCAGTTGTCGGCGTGCTCTCGCCTCGCTCTCATGTCCAGCAGGACCCTTAGAGACCGGCACGCGTTGCTGCCCGAGAAGGATTCGAACCTTCGACCAGACGATTAACAGTCGTCCGCTCTGCCGCTGAGCTACCGAGCAATGGCTGCCCTGCTTGGGCTCGAACCAAGAATCTCTAAGTCCAAAGCTTAGCGTGTTGCCAATTCCACCACAAGGCATTTATTGCAGAGCCGGGGATGAGGCTCCCCCGGCTCCCGACCGATGGCGTGGTCGGGGCGACCTTCTTTGAATGCCTCATGTCGCCTTGTACCGCGTACGGGGATCGAACCCGTACCTCCCGATTGAGAATCGGACGACCAGACCACTAGTCGAACGCGGCCCGTCGAGCCTACCCGCCCGACGTTTCCAGATCGATGTCCGGCACGATCGTCTCGGGTCGGAAGATGATCCGGTGATGGAACGGGTCGACGCCCACGGGGTCGAGCTGCTCGGCGAAGTACGAGACGTTGTCGCTCAGGCCGAGAAAGTGCTTCTCGTACTGCTCGTCGCCGGTCTTGCACGTGACTTCGAGCTGATTTCCCTCGTCCGTGATCGAGCAGTAGCCTTCGATGCTGAGCAGGTACGTGTCCGTGATCCCGTTGAAGAACACGACGCGTCGCAGAACTTCGAAGTTGTCGGCGGCCGTCGAGAGGTTCTCTGAGACGGTCGTCGATTCGGCTTCGCAGCCCGTGAGCGCGAACGCTCCGGCCGCAGCAATGGTAACGATGGCAGTAGTCACTTTACGCATGATCTGATCCTCTTGTGTCGTTTGTCGTACTTGCGCTTGTCGGCTCACAATAAGTGCCCTCCAAAAGCTCTGATCCCGAGCCGACAAGCAGTGCCCGGCCGTGGACTCGAACCACGCACCTTCCGGTCCGGAACCGGATGCTCTATCCGCTGAGCTAGTCGGGCTTGTGAAGTTGGTTGACGCCGTGGGACTCGAACCCACCATGCCGAAGGCTCCGGCTTTACAGGCCGGACGCAACACCCGTTGCTGACGCCATCGCGCGGAAAGTGAAGGAATCGAACCCTCGTGTGTTACCACGGCCCGGTATTCGACACCGGTTGCGGACCATTCCGCGCCACCCTCCAATCGGGAACCCGACAGCACTTGCGGTCTTCGACGCCGATACGGCCTGAATCCTACGTGCTGCCGGGGAATGCCTCCCGGTACCCAGTGCTGATCTCCCAGCGCTAGAGCGGAAAGTCACGGGATCGAACCGTCGCCCTTGCGGACGGAGCCGGTTAGCAACCGGCTTGAAGCACCGAGCTTCAGACTTTCCATGCGAACGGTCCGGATGCGGAAAGGTGCACCCCCGAGCACTCGCCTCGTGCCGGACCGTTCTCGTGGCGGGAACGGGAGTCGAACCCGTGAACGTCGGCTTATGAGGCCGATGCGCGACCGTCGCGCCGTCCCGCTTCGCAGCGAACACCCGAGCCGTGACGCTCGTCGTTCGCACCCCAGAGAGTCACGCTCTGAGGTCCCGTCAGAAACCGACGAGCCCGTACGAACCGTGCGACTTTCGTCCCGGTGCGCCTAGGACCCCGTTTCGGAGCCGGTATCGCTTCCGCTCGTCACCCGGGACTCGAACCCGGACCTGAACCCTGCTCGGGTTCATGCTCTGCCATTGAGCTAGTGACGATACCCCGGAACCACCCGGAGCCTTTTCCCGCCGAGATAGCTAGTCTCGCGAGTCGAGCCCGTTACGCTGGTAAGGCGCTTGATCACTTAGTGTACGGACTAACACACTGCGCACCCCCAGATGGAATCGAACCACCTGCACGCGGGTTTGGAAGCCGCTGCTCTGCCAATGAGCTATGAGGGCTCACGCCGGACGAACCGACGCTCTGATCTTACTTGCCTTCGACCGGGATGTCTTGCCCGTTGTCCCAGTCGAGATCGTCGTACTGATCGCTCATCTTCGTCCCTTCGTCGTCCGGCGTGTCGCTTGCCTTGATGTATTAAACAATAGCATGGGTTCCCCGGGCACGCAACCCGGGGGTACCCCCTTGCCGTTTCCGCAGGTCAGACGGCGAACCACCGGTACCCGTGACCCTTGACGTACCGGGTCTCGGCGCGTCCCTCTTTCGAGAGCTGACGCAGGCTCGAATACACCTGCTGTTCCTTCTCGTCGAGCGAGATCGCGAGCGCTTCTTTCGAGACGCCTTCGTCGGCGTCGGCCGCCTTGAGCAGGTCGTGCACGGCGTTGTCGCGGTCGATGGTCTCTTGCGGCCGTGGTCGCCCGCGCCCGCGCTTAGGCTCGCTCTCAGGCGGCGTCTCGGGCTCGGCGATCGGAGCCGGACCCGGCTCGGCCGTCTCGATCAGTTCGTCGAGCGTCAGCGGCTCGGCGACGGGCGGGATCGCGTGGCTCATCACAGCGTCGATCTTCGCCTGCGTCTCTGGCGAGAGCACGGGAATCGCGGCGTAGTGATCCGTCTGCATCTCCGCTTCGATGGTCTGATCGAGCTGATTCAGCTCGTCGGCTGCCTCGTGCTCTTCGTCGGCGCTCGGCTCGACGAGTACCGGCTTCGGCTGCTCGACGACGCCGCCCGTCGCGTACGTCGCGATGTCCGGAGCCTGAACGTACTCTTCAGATTCCGGGTTGCGGTCGAACGGCGCTGCGATGGGCTCGGCCTGAGCTGCTGCCTCCGCTTCGGCAGCTCGGCGCTTGCGCGCGGCGAATGGATTTTGTCGGTTTCGTGCAGTGAACACGCTTTTATCCTCTCTTCTGTGATCATGTGATCATATCATTAATGAAAAAGAGGGTGCCCGCATCGCGGACACCCTCTTGTGAGCCGGGCTTAGAAAGCCGCGTCGTCACCTGCGACGACGGTATCGCCGGAGCCGTACCCGAGTGCCTCAGCTTCGCTGATCGTGGGGAAGCTCGTCACGGCCGCCGCACCTCCGGCCGGTGGCATCATCGACCACGACAGTTCGGCCGCGTCGCCGAAGCGGTCGTCACTCTTGTGCACGACCTTGCCCCGGAACGTCTTGCCTTCCATCACCTTGGCGAGCTGATCCATCGTCGGCTTGTGCGTGGTCAGCGTGTCGAGCGTGATCCCGACTGCCTTCATGTGCATCATGAACTTCTTGACCTGCGATGCCATGCGGATCACATAGAAGTCTTTGATCGTCTTCTTCGCGTGCGGACCGTTCGTGATCTTCGCCTTCACGCGGATCATCGGGTTCCCCGCGCTGGACACCTTCGCTTCGGCTTCGATGATCACGAAGTCGTACTCACCTTCGGGGGGAAGGTCGTAGTTGTCTTTCGCCTCTTTGATGAAGTCATCCCACGATTCGTCTGCCATTGTCCTTTATCCTTTCGTTTCGGCCGCAGCCGGGAAGATCGTCCGCATCATGTGCGTCAGATTCGGATTGTTGTAGAAAGTCCGGTCGAACCGGTCTTCGAAGTTCGACCCGGTGGCGTACGCCGGGTGTGCCTTGACGAGCGCTCGGAAGACCGACGCCGCGTCGTCCGTGATGATGCCTTGCTCATTCTGCACGAACGCCTTCTTCATGCAGATCACGGAGTCGAACGAGTAGGGCATTCGCCCCTGAATACCGCCCTGCATCGCGGGGCGGTACTTCCCGTCTTTCGTGTGGCCGTGCGCCGTCGCCGCGAACACGCGAAGCGGGTTCGCCGGGTCCGACACCCGCGCCATGATGCGCGAGAGGTCCGACAGGACGCGACGCCGGATAGCGCCCCAGTCCTGAATACGGAAGTCCTCGTCGACCTTGCGCAGGGATTCGATCCCCTGCTCTTGACCGACCGTCAACGAGTCGTACCCAATCGAGACGAACGGGTGATCGTTGCGGTCGATCCACGGCATCGCCTGCGCGAGCACGGCCGCGCTAGTGATCTTGACGATCGCGAAGTCGTACCCGTCGCCCTTCGGCGGCGC